TTCTCCTCTCCTATTGTAGGGTGCGTGGGCTTGTAGGTGTAGATGGACTAGCTGGTGTTGTGTATTGCGGTGTACCTACTACGCCAGTTGTATAACCACTTGGGCTTGTAAATACAATCTGATTAGGGTAAATAGTAGCAGTCTGAGTGGTGTAACCCATAGGGTTTACAAATTGGGCTGTGTTTCCTTGAATCTGTACTGTACCTTGACTGTAACCTTGTGGGTTTGTCATCTGATAAGTTTGTGCTTTAGCTGGTATTCCGTATGCAAACATACCACCTAATATTGCACCTAATAAACAAGCGCCTAATAAGTCTTTCATTTTTAAACCCCTTTAAAAATTGCCCCTGTAGGGGCTGTTAATTAATTTGTGTAACCTTGTGCTTTACGAATTGTTTTTTCGGTTGGAGCTTTTAAAACTGTTGCTTTAAATTCTTCACCATTAGCGTAAGGAAGTGCATTAGCAATTATGTCAGTAGCACGGTCTTGGTCAATATTAAAACCATCCTCTACCCATGTTTCAGCAATTTCAAATTCTACAGTCCACTTATATGTTTTCATTTAATTCCCCTTTGTTACTCGTTATTGAGTAATAACAGTTTCGTACTGTTTTTTGGTATTGTCACTAAGTATTTTCCCTAATGTTGTATTTATGGTACTTATAGGTATTAGTTAGGTTATGTTATTAGTACCTATAGGTGTTAGTAAGGTCTTTAATAGTAATTCCAAGAGGTTTAAGCACACCTAGCCTACCTAGGTTTGCCTTCAAATGCTTCCATTGAGGAATCGCATCACCCGACAGTCTTGCATGGTATAGGCACTATCTTCGCCACCTATATTGCGCTGTTTCAACCATTACCCCCAGTAGCGCTGTGATTCCTTTCCCCTGGTATGTCGTTAGAGCCTCAAGAAAGGAAAGTAATTCTACATTATTCTCTTTCAATAAAACTGTTGTTTTTTGGCACAATTTCAGGCCAGACCCATAACCATGATTTAGGAAACATATCTTGGCGAGTTACTAAGCCATGCGATTCTTTTTCGATAAGGGCTGCAAGCATCATTAGCTTATCAACTGGAATAGCGTTTTGTAGCTTCCATTTATTAACTGCTTGAACTGACACGCCTGTTCTTTTGCTAACGGCTTTAACACCGCCCAAAAGACTTATCATTTGCTGGTGAGTAAGATTAAGGTTCATTACGCAAGTTTAACCCCAAAGTATTATTTTTACAACACTTGTTGCAATTCTTTAAATTATGGTTTAAAGTATTACTTATAGCAATTTCGCTATGTATTTAAGGGGAACTTAAATGTCTGAATTAAACCAAGTAATGCTAGAAATGGAAGAACGCTTAGAAATAGCGCTTCAAAACATGGAATTTGGCACAGAGTTAGCACAAGACGATATTGATGTCATTCGTGCAGCTTGTGGCAAACCTAACAACAAACGCAATGTATTGCTTCAGTCTGTATTTGAAGATTTTGGTGGTATTTTTGGAAATCCTCTTGAGTCTTTTCCAACAATTAGAGGTGCAAAATGAGTCAATCTGAAAGCATTGCTAACTTAGCAAAAGCACTATCCATTGTTCAAGGACAACTTACTTATGCGACCAAAGATTCTGCAAATCCGTTCTTCAAGTCTAAATACGCTGATTTGGAGAGTGTTTGGGATTCTTGCCGTTCTCTTTTATCTGCCAATGGGCTATCTGTTATACAAATGCCTGGAAACTATTTCGAGGGCCGTATGTGGCTAGTAACACGCCTTTGCCATGCGTCTGGAGAATGGATTGAGCAAGAAATGTCTATACCAGTTGCAAAACAAGATGCTCACGGCTGTTTAGCAGCTATTACCTATATGCGTAGAGGCGCTTTGACGGCTTTCTTAGGAATTGTCCAAGCTGACGATGACGGCAATACAGCATCAAACAAAACAGAATTTAAACCAGCAGTAGTTAAAGCAAAGGAAATCTAATGTCTTATATTCCAAAAGAAGGCTCGGGGAGTTTATTCAAAAATGACCGCAAAACAACGGAAAATCACCCTGATTACACGGGTTCGATTATGGTTAATGGTAAAGAACATTACCTTTCGAGTTGGATTAAAGAAGGTAAAAAAGGCAAGTTTTTTAGCATTGCGATTGGCAAAGAAAAAGCACCAGTAGGATTTAAGTCTGCTGGTAGCGATGAAATTCAGCGCCATACCATTGAAGATGATGTTCCTTTCTAGGAGATAGCCATGCTGAGTCACATCAAAGATGTTATTGGCGAAAAGGCCATTATTACAATGGAAGCCTATGGGGTAGATGAAGAAAGAAGGTTAATTTCTTTTGAACCCATAGATTTAGAGTTAATACTCAAAGATGTGATTCAGGTATGCGCTGATATGTGCATTACTGAAATAGATAGAGAAGCAATTTTAGAATTACTTAAATAAGCATTTAAAGGGGAAATAAATGTCAGAACATTGGTACTGTGCCGTTACAGGCTCACCACGCTATACAACTACAGGTAAAAATGGAAAAGAACGCAATACAACTTTGCGAGATGCAAAAGCAGCACCAGGCACTCTCGTACCTTCCGTTTCTACAATTAACAGCCAATTATCTAAAGCTGGACTTGACACTTGGAAACAAACCCAAGTCTTGTATGCTGCTACAGAAAACCCACGATTAGATGGGGAAGATGAAAAATCTTGGATTTCTAGAATATTAGAGTTAGCCAAGCGCAAAAGTCGTGAAGCTGCTGATAGAGGCACAATTATCCACGATTGGATAGAAGCCCACTATTCGCAAGAATATGTGCCAGATATGCCAGCGTATGTCAAAACTGTAGATGAGGCTATAACGGCCCATTTTGGGGCGCAGTTATGGATTCCTGAACAGAGTTTAGTTAACGCAGCAGAAGGATATGGTGGTAAATGCGATTTGTATTGCAAGCCACACCATGACTTCTCTGGGGTCGTTATTGACTTCAAAACCACGGAGAAATTCCCTGGTGATTTAACACCCTACCTAGAGCATACACTACAGCTTGCAGCGTATAGAGAGGTTTTAGCCCCATCTGCACGATGCGCTAATGTCTATATCAATGGTGAAACAAATGTAGTCGCTATTTATGAACATAGCGAGCAAGACCTTAGAGATGGCTACCAGATGTTTCTAAATTTGGTAAATATTTATAAATTGAAAAATAAGTTAAACTAATTACGAGGCTGGCTTGGTTTCCCCTTCCATTACTCCTTCACACGAGAGTCAGCCTCACCTTCCAATGACCGAAAGCGTAAAGAAGCAAGTAGGTCGCCTTTTTGTCTCTTTTTTACAACAAACATAGGGTATATCCTTATGTCAAAGTGCATGAAACTTTAATAAATTACTTACATAGCAGGTCTTGACACTATTCAGCTTTATGGCCCTTTGGGATTTCAAACTAAAAAGACATGACCTGCTACTTTTAATTGGGGATTTATGCAAACATATATTAGTAGTGTATTTGAGGGTGAAGCCCCTTGTGACCATTGCAGTCAAAAAACAGACTGTCAAGAGTATGAATTAGCTTGTAGGGCATTTTCTTATTATGTTTTGCATGGCAGATTTCACGACCATACAGTCAGGATGCCAACCCATAACTTATTTAACAAAATCTTTAAAGAAGATGATAAAGCGTTAAAAAATTATCTTAAATCTAAGGAAGCAGAATGAACCCTATTGCATTTGTAGTTACATCAACTAACCAAGGTACTCTTATTCTTAATAAAAACGACTATAAGATGGTAGAAGATGGTAAAGGCTTTGGAGTAGGATTTTCTTTATTAAATACAGGTAGTTACGATGCAAATGAAGTAGATTTTTTAAAGATTATTTTGCAAAAAAGGCGTGAAAACTTTGGTGATGGCGTAATAGCAATAGATTGCGGTGCAAATATTGGTGTACATACAGTATCTTGGGGTAGATTAATGACAACTTGGGGTCATATTATTAGCCTAGAAGCCCAAGAAAAGATTTACTATGCTTTGTGCGGAAATATCGCTATAAACAACTGTTTTAATGTCACGGCTAAAAATTTAGCAGTTGGCGCAGAAAATGGCAGCTTAACGATTCCAGAACCCAATTATTTTAAGCCTTCTTCTTATGGTTCTTTAGAGTTAAAAGACCATCCAGAAAAAGAAGATATTGGTCAAGAAGTTACTAGCAAAAAACAAATTGGTCTAGTAACAATAGACTCTATAGGCTTGCAAAGATGCGACTTGATTAAGATTGATGTAGAACGCATGGAAGAAGAAGTATTAGCTGGCGCATGGAAAGTCATAGATGAGTGCCATCCTGTGCTGTTTATTGAAGTAGCAAAGTGTACAAGTTTAGATGCAGCCTTAACAGAACATGGTTACAAACTATACCCATTAGGCGCTAATCTGTTAGCTGTGCATGAATCTGACCCTATGCAAGTTACTGTTAATGAAAATGGGCTAACAATATGAGATATAGACCTAAATCTGCTTTTAAAGAAATGTTTAAGTATAAAAATCACATTACGCACACTCTTGAAAAGCTAGTCGCCATTGAAAGCAAAAGACGCATTGTAGAAGTGTCTAGTGGGCCATTATGGTATATCTTTGGCTACAAATTAGTGTCTAAACCTTGGTTAACTTACGAGGAAATGTATGACTGCAAATGAACTAGCTGATGAATTAGATAAGTCTAGACAAAAACCCTATACATCTGAGCATTTAGTTGGTAAAGCCGCCAATATGTTGCGCCAATTTGGGCTTGCAGAAAGCATTGTTAAACAGCAAGCACTTGAAATAGAAGAATGGAAACGCAAGTACAAAGATATGCACAACTTGGCAACACAGGCAATGAGCAAAGTACATCAATTAGAAAAAAAGGCACAAGAGAAATGATTAAAAATAACCATGACGGCACAATTACTTTAATTGATGTATGGACTGCTTGTTCTGCTTGCGGTCAAAAAGTTACTGGTGATTCTATTCATACTTGCTCGCCACAGCTAAAGACACTAACAGATGAGGAAATAATTGATATAGCTAAAGAACATATACATCAAAGACTCGAAGGAGAAAGATTTGGTTATGTTGAATTTGCTAGAGCAATACTAAAAAAGGCACAAGAGAAATGAACTATTCAGACTTTGTAATTCGCAGTTGTCGTAAAACCCCTAATTCAATGGCAGAAGCGTTTAAAACAGATGATTGGTGTGTAGCTATTACTAAGCCAAAAGAAAGCGAATACAGCGTGTTTTGGAGTGTTTTAGGGGTATTAACAACACTAGCTTTAGTGGCTTATTTAATAATTACCCGTTTTTGATATAATAACGAAAACCCCTAGTAGTTTTCGCTACATAGGGGTTTCTGACCACCACAATATAGAGGTATTGCATGGCTGACCAAATTATATCCCAACAAAAATTAAAAGAAACTTTTGATTACGAAAATGGAAATTTATACTGGAAAAATGCAAGACAAAGCATAAAAGCTGGTACTAAAGCTGGAACATTAAACCAAGATGGTTATGTTCATATTAAAGTTGATAAAAAAAGATACAGAGGTCATAGACTTATATTCTTCTATCATTATGGATATTTTCCTTTTGAGGTTGACCATATAAATGGAATAAGAAATGACAATAGAATTGAAAATTTAAGAGAAGCCACTAAAAGTCAAAACGCACATAATAAACAAAAACCAATTAACAATAAATCAGGTGTTAAAGGTGTGCATTGGAGAAAAGACGCAAATAAATGGGCTGTTGAAATAGCATTAAATGGGAAAAAATACCATTTTGGTCATTACACAGATTTTAAAGATGCTTGTTTTGTTGCTTTACAAAAGCGTTATGAATTACACAAGAATTACGCAAAAGCGCTTTAACCGTTCTTGCACATATTTAATGCTTCTTTTTCTTCATTATCGACACGCTTTAACCATCCTGCACCAAAGATAGGAAATGTCTTTAATGAACGGTAGTATTCCCGCCTAGTTTCTGAGAATTTTGAGATAAGAGTTGCACTATTAGTTGCGAGAATAAGGCTTCTTGTTGCTGGGCCAATAACTCCGTCAGGTACACATCCAAGAGATTGTTGAAGCAATTTAACGCTTCTGCCTGGGCCTGCGTTAACTGCCATTGAAAAACTAAGCAAGTCGAGTCCCCTAGGTAATACTTCTCCATAGCAAGGCCTCCAGTATCTTTGTTCATATAAAGGTGCTACAAGGTCAGGAGTAAGGTTTTTCATACTATTAACAGGATGACCTATCCATTCTTCCCAAACCGCTTTAGTAACGCCTAGATTCGTTTCTCCGCCTGGGTCACCTTTAAGGCCTTGTGCGCCAGTCCAACCACCTTCAGACTTTAAAACTAATGCTAAACACTCTTTAAAATTGTTCATTTAATGCCTATTTGGGCGTTTATCCATTCTTGCAAACTAACTACTTGTTGGGTTGTTTCTGAGCAGGAGCCAGCAAGAACATTGTAGGCGGTGATAACATCAACTGACTTGGGGGTAGTGGAAAGTCCTGACACTTGACTGCTGTTACTGTTCCACACGCTTGTAGATTTGTAATAATTCCGCAAAGCAGCAATTTTTGCATCGTATTCATTGGCGATTCCTTTAGTGACTAAAGCGTGTTGTTTTTGGATTGACTCGACATGGGCTTCTTGTATTTTGGCAATAGCCTCGACTTCTACTTTAAAATTAACATATTTGTTATGTTGATATTTTCCATAACCAAAACCAGCTAAAGCTATAACGCTTAAACCAGCCATAATCCATGTACTTATAGGCAATGGAAACATTAAACAATCCTTGGTGAAAAAGCAAAAGTAGCAGGGTAATCTTTTATAAGTGCGGTATTGTCAACCCATTGTGTAGGAGTAATAAACCCTGGTTCTACGAGGGCCTTGATGTTCCAGCCAAAGTTTAAATATAAACACTTAGAACCTAATTTCTTGTAATAAACCCATTGAAATAGACCATGACCTTTAACAAGGATATGACCAGGTTTTGTAGGGCTACAGTCTAAATCGCCTGAATAGCTCATTCCTGTAGAACCATCAAAGGTTTTTACGGCAAAGCCGTAGAAAGGATTTCTCCATAACCAATGGCATCTTGACCACCAACTAGGGGGAAATAAATTTTGAAAAGTATGGTCACCATCTAAGCTATTGTCTGGAGTTTGAAACCATGACAAAAACTTAAATAATCTTGGCCCATTTCCTTGCTTTGTAGCGTTGTCTAACCAACCTACTTGATTAGACTTAAATAGCACGATTAATGGTGCTAATGGATAAGTTAACGCTGTGCCAATTAGGTTAATAATGACTAAAAACGGATATAAGATGTAGTTCATTCTACAGGCCCAGTAGTAAGAAAACGCAATATAGCCACAATAATACCAATGCCAACCAGCAATACGCCATAGTATCTTTCGCTTATAACTGACTGCAAATATGAAAAATTATCAAATAAAGCACCAAAAATAACCAACGCAAGCGAGAACCACATAGTCCTCGATTGACGCATACGCTTCATTTGTGAAATAAAAAACTGGTAATGTAAGTAATAAAACCGCCAACAATAGAAGCGATTGTCATCCCCATCCAAAAACCGCCTTTTGACTTATTGGCAAGTTCTAATAATTCTTTAATGTCCCTATCCATTGAGTCCACTTTAGCTTGTAGATTCTCAACTTGATTGACCAAGCCACCAAATTTAAACATATCAAAATCGTCAGCCATGTCAATACTCATTTTTTAGGTTTACGGGTAGTTGCTTTTTTAACTGTCTTTTTAACAACTTTTTCAAATTCAGGCGCTACATAATCTTTTTGCGTAGCAGGGAAAGGCCATGTAGATTCAACACTTACTTTAGGCATATAGCCTAATCTGTCAAATAACCAAGATACGATAAACATTAGGCGCTCCATTGTTCTGTAGGTACTGTTGGCCATGTAGGATTAGCTACAGGATATACAGCTAATTGACGAATTGTGCTTCTATATGATGCAAAAACAGATTGATTCATTAAATAAGGATTAGAAACAGCAGGATTAGCAACATCAGGAATAGTTGTCCAATCTGTTGCAGATAACAATGAATTTGCTTTGTTTTTACAAGCATTTAAAGGTGCTTGTTCATCTAATACAAGTTGTTCCGCTACTACAGCTTCTTCAGTAGGCTGTGTAATCTCAGGCGATAACCATACTAAAGTGCTGTAATCTTCGCCAAAAATACTAAATTGTGCGCTAGGCGCTAATGCCTGTATTGCTTGTGCCATCGTAGCCATTACAAAATCTCCATCAAAATAATGCAAGAAGAACCAGTATCACCTGAACCAACAGCAACTAAAGCAGAAGAACCGTTTGTGCAACGCTGGCGTACTGTATAAGTAACGGCAGAAGTTGTTGCAGGACTATCAATCACATTAATTGAGAATGGGTTTCTATTTTCTTGTGATGCGCCCTCAATAGGCAAATACACTTTATTAATACGATAGCTACCTGTTACTTCTGCTGTGCCGTTATAAATGTCAATGTTTTGTTCATTGTCATAGTTGTAAATGTAAGCAGAAGAAGAAAAAAGAACTAAGATTTTGCTAGATGCGCTACTAGGAGTAATAGATGCAGTAACAGAAGTATTAACAAAACTAGCAGAAGTTGTTGTGCTTTGGGCATTAAATGTAGCAACAACAGTCTGGCGAATCATGCCTGATAGCTGACCTAAAGATACTGCGTCTGTAGATGCTGTGCCATTTGCTAATCCAGTAATCTTATTGTTGCCCATCTGAAGATTGCCAGTAGCGGTAGTTTGACCGTCAGCAGCTATGCTTCCTGATAATGCGTTTGCAATGTCAGATAGCGTTGTATTAGCCCATGTAGAGCTAATTGTAGTATTTGTAACTACTGGATTACCCGTAGGTAAGCTATATGTACCGCTACCGTTTCTACTCATTTGTTGCTCCTTTGTAGCCAGTTTGCAGGCTTCTAATACTTAATAATTTAGCTAAATTTGCTTGGTCAGGCGTCATTTTAGCACCCTGAATTAAGCTATTTTGAACAGGATTAGATAATGCAGCAGCCCTTAAAGCTGGTCTAGCAGCAACGCCAGCAATAGCCATAGGGTTAGTTAATAATGCTGCCAATCCACCCAATCCATAATCTATAGGACTAATTTGTGGCAAGCTACCCATTTTTTCTGTAACTTGAGAAGCCTTTGGAAATTGACTAGCAAACTCAGCTACAGTTTTTAATTCTTCTGATAATGGTTTACCACGCTTTAATTGGGCAGCTAATTGTCTTGAATCTACTGTTCCTGAAGCTGGATTTAAAGCCTTTTCTACAGAATAAGATTTAGCAATTAATTGTCTTGCATCACGAAATTCTTTAAGCAAAGAAATATCATTAGTATCTTTTAAATGTTTTTCAATGGTATTTTCAAGCAAGGCAGCAGCATCTTTACTAGCTTTTCCTAAATCTGTATCTCCTGAAGCATAAGCCTTATTAGCTGTATTTCTTAAATCACTAATCTTAGCAATAACAGCAGAAGAATCAAAAGATGGGGATTTTAAAGAATCTATTAATGCAACAACAGGACTAGCGGGAGCATTAGGGAAGCCTTCTTGTGCTTTTAATGCTTTACCAGCAATCTTATTAAGTCCTTCTGTATATTCTTTTCCTGGGGTAATTTTGCCAATATTTTCCAATTTAGCATAAGATTCACCAGCAGTTTGACGCAATCCTTTTAATACTTCGGGAAGGATAACTTCATCTTCAGGAAGTCCCAAAGACTTTGCTACTAACTTATGGGTAATTTCTTGGTTTCTTGCACTAGCATTTTGAGCAGTAGTAATCTTTCCTGCTACACCTTCCATTAAACGATTGGCAATATCACCTCTTGCTTGTGTAGGGGGAATTACATATCCTACATCTCTAGCTTTTTGTACAGCACCAGCCATTTGTGCTGGTTGCTCTGGCCCACGCAATATTCCTGCTAACTTTTGAAATGGAGTTATTGCTGCGCCAATAGTAGCTCCAATACCGCCTTGTTTTACTTGTTCTTTATATAATTCTTGACCTGTTTTACCTGTTTCTTCAGGTGTTAACATTCCAGAAATACCACCTAAAGCAGCATTTTGCATTAATGGTGCAGATTTAGCAAAAGAAGGAATAGCGCCTATAGCACTACCACCAGCCATTGCAGGCGCAATCATTCCAGCTATTCTACCTGCGCCATAAGATATAGGATTAGCTTCTTGATAAGCACTAGCTTGTTGCCCTAATCTTTGGGCTAATTGACTTGTTCCTAAATTACCACCTGTTGCTAGTTGAGAAGCAGCAACAGGCACATCTACCATTGATTTAGTAAGTCCAGCCATTGCAGACTCTAATGGGCGTGGTTCTGGCTGTACATTAGTACGATTAACTAATAATGGTTTACCAGTAGCAGCACCACCACCAGTTTCACCAAATTGTGCAGCAGGAGCAGCAGAAACTTCTACACTAGCTTTAGGCTGATATAGTTTTTGTGCTTGTGCAATAACATCTTCTTGTGAAGCACCAGCAGGGCCTTCTAATGTAATTTCTTTACCATCAGGAGCTTGTACTGTGTATTGAGTCATTATTTAACACCTATTACAGACCAACCATTAGCTGATGGAATATTAAGTTGTTGATTAGCATTAGGTTGTACTTGTTGTACTTGTTGTGGGGCTTGCCTTGGTGGCATTTGATTAACTGCAAAATAAGGGGCCATTTGAGCAGTAGCAGGGTCTTTAGACATAATTTGTAATTTAGTCTGGTAATTATTATAAGTAAACTCTCCAGCCCTTTTAGCAGCATTAGCAAGTTGCTTTAATTCACCAGGAGTAAGGCTTATATCTCCTGATTTAGCCCTTTCAGCCAATTTGCCTTCAGATTCAGTAATAGCGCCTTGACCGTGCATTTCTTGACGACCTTGCAATGTAATCTCAGCAAGTCCTTGAATAGCGGCACGAGTATTATTAATTTTTTGTGTCAAATCACCAGAAGCACCACCAAATGTAGTGCCTAATTGTGCAATACTTAATTTTTGATTAGCCAAAGGCCCAGTAAACAATTTATTAGTATCCAAAGCATTAATAACTTGATTTGCAGCATCTATACCTTTAACAGCGCTAGTAGCTTGTAATTGACCTTCTTTCATCATTGGGCCAACTTGTGCGGCAATACCTTTATCCATACTTACGCTTACATTAGAAGCACCAGCACGCTTTAATTGTTGTTCATAATCAAAAAAACTACCAGGGAAACCTTGTGACTTAGCCATTTCATACCCACGAATAGCCTCAGTTTTCTTTTCTCCACCTTGCGCCATAGGCTCAAATTGACCTGTACCAAAATTCATGCGACTTATTGTTTCGCCTTCGCCTAATTTTTGTGGCTTTAAAAACTCTGTTGCAGCAGATTTTAAATAACTTGGAGCGTATTGACTTGTTGCTGCGGCAAACTGTTCTTGTGGCGTTTTTGCAGATGTATAAGCATTAACAGCTTCACCTTCTTTTTGTCTTACAAGTTTTGCAAGTTCTAATTGTTTGTTTTCTGCTTGTTTTTGACCATACAAACCTGCTGCTGTTTGCAATAGGTTATTAACACCTTGTAATGGGCTAGGCTTTACATAGCGACCACTAATCATTTGACCTTGTGGCTGTTGTTGACCTTGTTGCAAAAGCATTTGCGCTAATGCTTGCTGGCGATTTAAGCCTACAAGTTCTTCTGCATAAGGGTTTTGTAATGCTGTTAAATCAGCGCTTGTAATATCAGCCATTTTGACCTCTTAACAAATTAATTAATGATGCTGTTGTTGTGTCAGGTACAGTATTTTGTTGTGATGTGCTTAAATATGGATTTTGACGCTGATAAGCAGTCATGCCACCAGTTCCACCCGCCATTGTGCTATAACCGCCACCACCTGTGCCACCTGTCATTTTGCCTAATGAATTTACACCCATACGCAATAATTGGGCTTTTTGCAATGCGCTTAAACCAGCAGTTGTACCAGACCCTAATCCAAGACCCGCAGCCGCTTCAGTTGCAGCAATGCCAGCAGGAGAAGCCGCACCACCTAAAGCACCAAATGTGCTACCAGCAGCAGGATAAGTTAATGACCCAAAAGTTCCAGTAGAAGCAGCAGGGTTTATACCAAAGCCACTTGAAGCACCACCAGCAGCACCTTCACCAGCCAATGCACTAGCACCATAAGCACCGCCTAAAACAGTACCAGCAAGAGTTAATGCACCAGCAGGCGTTGTAGCCCAGTCTGTAAAGTTACTACTTTGTTTTCTATCAACTGGAGTGTTAGAAAGCGCCCCAGTTTTAGGGTCTATTTGATACTCATAAGCACCAGTAATAGGTACATTTTGACCATTAAGATTATAAGTTTGGTCTAATGGGCCAAGAGCTAAATATTGTTCATTATTCATTCCTGAGCGAATTGCATCAGGATGTGCAGCATATTGTTGTTGATACCAAGATTGTGTTGGGGTATATCCTACAGATTTACCTGTAGAATCTACAGTAACAGTACCACCACTAGCATCTTTGTATTGGTATGTTGTATCGCCATTGACATCAGTCATGCCACCAGCAGCGCTTAATTCATCAAGCGATGGTGCAGAACTTCTGAGTGAGGATGCTAAATCAGCCATATTAACTTAATGCGTAAGCCGTTAAAGCTGTGCCGCCTAAACCAAACAAACCATTTTGCAAATTAGCAGAAGAAGCATTTTGCATATTTTGGTTAGAAATAGCGTTTTGATTAGATAGACCAGCACCACCTAAATAATCAGGCCCAGCAACAGCAGCTTGAGTGTATGGGTTTACATAATTAGGTGTTGATAAAGACTTAATATTAGCCGCAGTTTGATTTTGTGCTTGAGTTGCTTGTAAACCTGTTTGCATACCACCCACAATAGCGCTTGTTCTGGCATCGTTTTGTGTTTGACCAAGCAATGTTTTAGCACGATTATAGGCTTCTGAACCAGGCATAATTCCTTGATTTGCTAATTGCACATCAGATGATTCTGATTGATGTTGTTGTTGCGGTGCAAGGCGTTGCATAATAGCGTCAGAATAAGTTTGTCCTGGATTAATACCATACATAGGATTTGCTTGACTTGCTTGCAAACCAGCTAATGATGAATTAGTTAAATCTTGTAATGGCTGGCTTAAAGATTGATTTGCTGTCCATACTGGATTGCCATTAGCATCTGTGCTTTGACTATAGTTTAAAGAACCATAAGGCGTATTTTGATTAACTCTATTAGCAGAGGTAGCGTATTGTGCGCCAGCTTGATTACCTAATGCTGTGTTATATGCTGCATTAGACCAAGGGTCTTGAGTGTTATAAGGGTTTCCAAATGGAGATTGTGTACCACCACCCCAAGATAAACCTAAGCCATTTAATCCTGTATTTGTTGCCATGTTAATTCCTCAAAGTTTTTTGACTATAACCAAGGAATCGGCTGAACCAATTATAACTTGATTTATAGCTTATTTCTTAATTAAAGCACACCGCCTTTTTCCATCACATAGTCTGTTGATACCCAATGCACATCAATTCCTTGTGAAGCCATACTCATATTAATACCAGCCGAGAATCCTAAGCCTGTAACTCCTTGCCAAATACGGTTAATACTAAGGTTTCCACCCCATGTATTAGCATCCCATTTGGCATTATCCCAAGTGCCTAAATCAGTACTAGCAGGGTTAAATGCAATTTGTCCTAATTGGTTTTGATAATCAAAATCGACATTAATACCACATAAAACGCTTGGAAAACCATTATCTGTTTGAATAATAGGGCGCACTAATGTATAGCGTTTTAACTGTCCTGGTGCATCAAAATAGCTATAAGCCTGTTGTACTGAAGCATTAATATTTGCGCCATCATCGCTATAGCCATTCCAAAATTGACCTACATAGCCATTCCCACCAAAAAATAGGTTATCGTAGCTTAATTCAAAGCAAGTAGCGTTAATTCCAGTAAAACTACACCATGCTTTAGAGATAGTGTGCATGACATATTGCTGTATTCCTTCATCTGAAGGCACATTAATAAGCAACATATTAGGACTAGCAAAATATATTATTTGCCAACCAAAATTAGCAGAATAAAGGCTAATTTCTCTTGAAATTTCAAAATAAATCTTATCTGTAATGTTAACTCTAGGGTCTAATCTGCTAGATTGAAGTGCAGAAGCGAGTGGTACTAAACCATCTTGAGTAAGCAATAAAAGGTCACCAGCCCATTTTAAAAAGCATCTGCGACTAAATGTTTGTCCTAATTGCCAAACACCTTTTAATGCCCAAGCGGCAGGGTCAGAAGGGTCTGTGCCGTTATAAACAATGACTTCACCGTTATTAGTTACAAACACAGCATAGTCATCAACACCTTGTCCAGCATCAATAGTCCATGTACCCATTGCTTGAATGTAGCCACCCATACGGGCAATACCACCAAAATCAAGTGATAAAGCAGCGCCACCAATAGCATCAGTAGGTAAATACCATACTTTCATGCTGTTTTTCTCGGTGTAATACAAGCGATGTTTAAACAAGTTTACATTGATAAGATTTTTAGAATCCACACCAGTAATGTATAACGCAACGGTATATGTTCCTACTACAGTAGCATTAGCCACAGGAGTAGTTAACATTGTGTATGTTAGCGTTGTAGTGCCTGTTACTGTAACAATAAATGTGCCGTTATAGTCGCTTGATGTAGCACCTGTTACTGTAATTTGATTTCCTGTTGCTAGACCATGTGCTGAGGCTGTAGTCATTGTTGCTACTGCGCCCACATGGGTAATAGTGCTAATTGTCTGGGCAGTTGATGTATTAGCTGTTGTAATCCAAGTTGTGCCGTTATAGACTAAATTAGCGTCTGTACCATTTACGGCTGTTAAATAATGCCCACCAATGTTGGACATATTGACATATTGAAACTTGTCGCTTGTAAGGCTAGTTACTACTTGTGTAGCAGTAGAGGTATCAGCGTTATATATCTTTGTGCCTGCTGCTGCAAATAGCTTTTGAGTAGTTGGCCCTGCATAGTTCATTAAAGTATTAACTTGACCTGTTATGCCTGTTGAATACTTTGTATATCCTAGTCTTAACTGAACATCAGTAGGAGTAGGATAAAAGTTGTTAAGTGTTACAGCATCAGTAGCAGGCATTTGGGCAATAGAATCCCTAGCGTTCCACCCACCTATAGGCGCTGTAATTGAAGCAGTTGTAGCAGAATTTGGTTTAGCTGTTGCCATATTTAGCTACCATAGCCAGTATCAGGTATATTGGCATAACCAATAAGAACCTTAGAAGGATAAGGTGCAAATGACAGATTAGGCGCACCTTTGTCATTAGCTTTAGCTATGTTTAAGTAACGGAAATAGTCTTGTTGCAGCGCAGTAGTATCAAACGATTTTACTTGGAAATATTTGAGTTTTGTATAAAGCACTAAAACACGATTATCAAATACAGTCGTATCAGAGTCTAATGTAAAGCTGTTTTTAACAGCATTTGCAGCACTTCTAGCCCAACCTTTACTGCGATATTCCCATCCTAAATACTCTTGGGTATTCATAATAGGCCATATTTGGAATTGATTATCCAATATGCGCCATCTAACTCTAGGGCCAGTTGAGATATAACCAGACTTTAGCCATTGCCATTGTTGGGCATCTTCAGGCCCTAACATTTCCCAATGTTTGGATTTATCCCATTGAGTTCTATCGGTAATCGTTTCAAAGTCATCAGGCAAATCATAAGCTGTTTGGGCAAGAACTACTGATTGTGTACCACTTCCAGAGGCAACTTGACTCATTACTACTTGTTTTGTGTTGTTATCTGCTGATACTACATAAGTATCTTGTGGGATGTTATACCCTGATAATTGCCATTGGCTTGTAACAAGAGAGATATTAGTAGCAGGTGCTACAGTCAATGTAGTAGAACCATTGACCGTAGTTGCGTTAGCTGTAATAGATTGAGTGTAAAAGCGATATTGGACTTGTAATGCTTGCCAATCGTGCTCTTTTAATAAGTCATAACCAGCCCCATTCATCAATGCCAAGATTTGTTGCGTATCTTGAGAAGGATTACCTGCAACATAAGTAGGCACAGCGAGGTTTAACTCGGCAGATACCTGTTGCACAAGTTGGAGCATGGTTGATGACATATTAAGCCTCGGCTACTTTGTTTTTGCGTGTTTTTGGGGTCTTTTCCGCAACAGCCGCAAGTAGCGCTTCCATTTGTTCTTGCATTTTGGATAGCTTCGCATCTGTTTCTGCTGTAATTTTAGCATTTTCTTGGCGTAATGCTTCTAATTCTTCTTGTCTTTGTGCTACTTCGGCAGAATCAGACGCTAAATTCAAGAAAGCCTTAGCTTTTAAGCGAAAATTATGGGGTGACATACCAGCTACCATGCCAATTCTTTGCAGTTGTTGGTCAGAACAGTCAGCAATAGATTCAACTGTGTGGAATTTAAGTCCACGCAATTCTTCAGCTTGACTGCGAGTAATCTGAGGCCATTGTTCTAATGGTGTTCCAACAATGTTTTCATGGTTTGCAACTTGATTCTGATAATGCGCCCATTGACGGGGAAAGCGTGCTTTGTGTGATTCTTGGGCATAAGTGTCAATTTCTGTCAGATTATCTCCAGGAATCATAATCCTTACAAAGTCGAATTCTTTAAAAATAGGTCTGCCAGCAGCATTTGATTCGTCATCTTGCTTTACTGACTTTTTATAGAACTGGACTGCTAGTCGTGCGTCTGCACCTTGAACATCGCTATCAATAGCCATTTAATTCTCCTAAAGTGGTTTAGGTACTACAGTTAAAAGAAAAGGGACTCCCCTTGTGAGAGAGTCCCAGTTTTTACTACATTATCTGTTGATTAAACAGATGCAATAGAGAACCAGCCATAGTCACCAGAAGCCATAGAAGCTGCTGTGAAATATGAACCAGCACCCAAAGTCGCTTGGAATGTTGAAGCATTTACTACAACGGTTGCTGAAGATGCTGCAATAGCTACACCTGCTTGACCGTAAACATAACGCTTACCATCTGATGCAAATGTTTCTGCACCTAATGGGCCAAATGAAGGCAAACTGCCTGATGCTACTGTTTGAGGTGCTGTCAAATTAACACCTGCGATTGGAAGAACTGAATATGCCATGATATTTTCCTTAAATAATTAAATAGACTGTTAAAACAGGGGTTTCCCCCTATTTATTAACTACCAGTCAACAAGCCTTGTAGGAAGCTGTTTGAAGTTGTAAGATTCCCGGCCCAGCCATACAATTTTACAATCGCATCCTGGTTGATAGCCTGACGCTCGCCACCGATAGGTACAAAGTTACGCTCTTTATGTGGGCGTAGGAAGATGTAATTGGTGTTCAACATATACATATATGTAGCTGTTTCTTGAGCACCATAACCACCGCCTAATACCACATCAGCAGATGTACCACCACCGTAGAACTTCAATGAAGCAAAACCAGCAGCGCCTGATTCCTCAGAAGCGATACGCTGAATAGCTTGCAAAGCGCCTACATAGTAACCATACAAAGTGTTACCAGCAACAATTAAGTCAGCCTTGTCTGTACCACGAATCTGCTTGATAGCAGCAGTAGTCATCGCAGCAAGGATGGTTGTTGAGGAAGTAGCACCAGTAGTGATTTGGTTCTGCCAGAATGTCCAAGTAGCACGGTTAATACCACCGTAAGTACCAGATGTAGGAGAAACTGCAACAGCAGCGCCCAAACCATCTAAGTTCTTACCACCGTTACCAGTACCATCACCGTACAAGTCACCAGAAATGCGGTTAAGCAAACGGGCTTCAGAAACTTGCATACGACCATCTAACAAGTCGATGATTGCTTCTTTAGAACTGTTTTGCAACATTTCTAGACCAGACATTGTTACTGAGTCTGCGTACTGTGCAATTTTGAACTGAGCAGCAGAAATAGGGCTATCTGGAGCGATGTTCAATACTTCATATCCTGAATAGGAGTTTGCGTTGTTGGTTGACGCATCATCGTACATAATTTCTTGGAGGATTACATTACCGCCTGAGAAAGGCTTAATGTTACCCTTTTGATTTAAACGAGTAAGAATTGCGTTGTTTTGTGTTAAGTTATCTGCCAAATCACCGCTACGACTTTGAATAGTGGTAGCGATAATATCGGTGATTGCTGAGTTAGCAAATGCCATGATTATTATCCTTAAAAATGTTAATTAGTTAAACCCTACGACTCATTGCTTCGCCTAATTGTTCGGCTATCATTGAGCGTCTATCCTTTTTATCGCCTGAGTCTGCCACTTTTCCACTAGGTGTAGTAGATTTCGGACTTACCGCAGCCGCCTTCGCTTTCTGTACTTGCTGCGCTTTGATTAACGCTTGTTTGGAATCCTTCAGGAGTCTGTCCTGTTCTAATGCCCAAACTTCATCATTCATACGCACAGCTTTCTTGTAAGCTGTTTCTAGGTCTTGGGCTTTCCCTAACTCAAGTAATTGAGCCATTTCTTCCCTTACCACATCAAAATGCGGAAACTTCTCCACATCACTTCGTACTCTTTCAATTTCACCCATTAAGCGTTGATTTTCCTCTTGGGCAAACCGACCTTTAATAGATGAAACTTCCTGATTTACCTGATTTAACTGGTACATCAGTTGTTGAGTGTATGGGTCAAGCTGTTGTGCTTGAACAACACTTTCACCATTTAATTGTATTCCATATTCTTGTGCAAGTCTTTGAAAAATTTGTACTTTCTGGTCATAAGGCGCATTTGTCAGAATTTGGTCAGCCCTAGCCAAGTTTTGAATGTACTGTACAGGCTTAATATTGCGTCTTTCTAAGTCAGGTACAAATGGCGCTACTGCCTGTTCATACTCTTTAGCCCTATCAGCTTCAGCTTTATAAGTAGAAACGCCTTTTTTATACTCTGATTCACGCTGATTAGCATATTCAGCAAATTTAACAAAGTCATCCTTGTTAATTTGTTCGCCTTTTTCTAGCTTATCCCAGATATTGACATATTCTTTCTTCCAGGTTGAAGGGCGAGTTATCTTTTCCTGCGGTATCTCATCCTCAGCCTCAGACTCAGTAGCTTCAATGACTTCGGAAGGTTCTTCGTGGTCTGATTCGCTAACTTTCTCTTTAGCGGATTCTTCGGAAATATTGTCCGTTTCAGGCACTTCAATGTCTTTTTCGATAGGTGCTTCAAGAGTGCCTTCTTCTGCTGCTTCTAGTGCAGCTTCTAACATATCCCTACGGTCTAATTCTGCCATGATTTTTCCTAGTATTTAAGTTTTTCGTATGCTATTTCAGCTATTTGACGCTTTCGTGCTTCTTGGGACTTTTTACTAATTTCTACGGCTTTTCTTTCCATAGGTACATCGTTGCCTAATTCAATACAATGGTTGCGTTTTAGGTTCTCTCTATGCTTAGAACGACTTGAAATCCATGTGCCATCTGCCATGCTAATGTGGCCTTGAATATCAGACATCACCATGTGGGTAGTCTGTCTAGGGGCATTTTGCTTCTCTAACCATGACTTTTTAGCTTCTTCGAGTCCCAAAGTGGGAGTCCATATTTCCATGAAATAATCTTCATCGCTAAGTTTTGCAACATGATTTCCTTCTTCATATCCGCAATTTGGGCATTTCATTACATTCTCCTTATTTATGTCTAGAAAAACTGCCATAATTGGTGTAAATAATCTTTTGTAATCATTTTTACATTCGCTTTATAAGTTCAGGGATTTGGTCATATTCGTGGGGTCTTAAAGCAACTACAGAATCGTACCATCTGCCATTCTTCCAACGCCAGCAGACAAATTCTTCTTTAGGTAACAAAACAATGGTTTTAATGCCCAATGCGCCTGCAAGATGGGCTGTTCCTGTATCAACTGTAACAATGCCTTTACACGCTTTCATGTGGCTTGCAGACTTATTCCAGTCTGTTTTCCAACCATCGTCAGGTAAAGAGTTAAATACACCATCAGTTTTAGGGTTTAAGCTGTAGCAATCGCTTCCTACGAGCTTTTCCATCTCACGCATATCTATAGACTTGATGTAGTACAAAATCTGCTTAGAAGCCTCCCAATTCACTCCAATCTTGGGTGGAATATTGCTAGGAATAGCGTGTAAATAACCTTCAGAACCTACTATTTTCTTAGTAGTAACAGGAAATAGATTTTTAGCAATAGGATGCGAAACAGACAAATAATAGGGTAAAGACATTAAGCCAATCCAATAATCTGACTCTGTTGCTACACCTATATCGACTTCATTTGTAAAGACATCTACAGCGTCTATTTGACCTAATAAGTAATGAAGTGAGCCTTCTTGTAGGACTACGACCTTTTTAGCGCCCAATACCTTTAATGCAGGCAAGAATCTAGCAAACATAATAATGTCACCAAAGCCTTGTTCTACCTGTACAGTAATGGTTTTCCCTAATAAAGATTGACCTTCCCATACTGGGATTTTTAGCGCAGGTCTAGTAGGTGAGGGTTCATTTTTAATGATGTCCTCATGCCAGCGATATTCGTATAACTTAAAACCTTGTTCATATCTGCCAGCGTGTAAGTGTTTAGAGGCTAGGCTAAATTGCTCTTGGGGGTTTACAGTAGTAATAGTATGGCTTCCTCATCGTCTAGTTCTGCTTGTCGTTTGGCTTCGAGTATTGCAATCTCCTGCTCTAAGCGGAGTTTTGCTTCTCTCATTGCTACTGCGGTTTGCAGGTCTTGTTGCTGTCTAACAAGATTAGCGATGTATCGGTCAATATTTGCTAGGTTTGACGGTATATCAACGCTAACTTCTTGATTGGATTGTACTTTATTTTGTTGTATTGGCGCAACTGGTTTAGGGTCAACTAAATCAGCAATAGTTTGCTTACGATTTTTTGCATCTGCTTTAAGTGCTTCAATGCGTTTTTCTTCAGCTTTTCTACGCTTTTTATCTAATGCTTTGTAGCGCTTCCATTCTTCTGGTGTCCAACCATCACCACCTGTAGGGCCAGAAGGCGTAGGTGGAGTGATAACAATCTGAAATGCGTTATTTTGAAACGCAGTAGGTTGAAAAGCAGTTTGAAACATTAGGCCGTGTAACTACCGCTAGAAGTAAACGACAATATAGTGTTGCTACCTGAAGTAGTAACTGTAGGGCTTCCAGTAGTTGTGCCTGAATATGAAGCCGTTGGGACAGAAACAATAACAATACCTGAACCGCCTGCTCCTGATGTAAATCCACCTGAATCATTTACATCTCGAACGCCACCACCACCACCACCTGTGTTTGCAGTTCCGCTTGTTGCTGGGGTAAATCCTTGAGAATTTCCAGCACCACCACCACCAGTACCACCTGCACCATTTGATGTGTTGCCACCACCACCACCACCGCCAGCGTAATAAACTGATGAGCCAGTAATAGTAGAAATTGCCCCTATACCACCATTACCGCCAGTATTTCCTGAATCTGCACCACCAACAGCACCTGCTCCACCGCCACCTGCGCCATTTGCATTTCCTGAGTTATTGCCACCAGCGTATCCTTGTCCAGTAGTTCCTGAACCACCTGTGCCGCCATTATATGAACCGCCACCACCTGAACCGCCTGATTTTGCGGCAAGCCCGCTATATGCTCCGCCACCACCACCGCCAATAGCAGTTTGACTAAAAGCACTTGAATTTGAACCACTATTTCCAGCTACACCTGCTCCACCAGAATCAGTAACAGCCGCACCACCAGCCCCTACTGTAATTGTATAAGCTGTTCCAACAGAAAGCGTTGTTGAACCAGTAAGAAGTCCACCACCGCCACCACCAGCACCAACTCTAGCACCACCAGCGCCACCGCCAGCAACTATTAAATAAGATGCTGAATAAGTTTGACTAGTAATGCCAGTCCAAGCTACTCCTGACCATATTTCAGCTTGATTTAATGTGGTGTTATAACCAAATTGCCCCAGCGCAGGACTTGACGGCCTACCAGCAGTAGTCCATTGTGCAGGAGCAATACTTCGTGTGCCGTCAATAATTACAGTCATTACACTACCTCAACCCAAGAAGTTGTTGGCTCATCCCATTTGTATGCTTTGCCATCTTCAGGCATGGGTGTTGGTGCTTCCCAAGTCCAAGTGTCTTTATTTAAAGTCCAACTTGCAAAAGGTTGTGGCGCATAAAACACATCATTAGCTTGGTCGTATGTGTAACCTACACCAGCATAGTTGCCACGCAAAGGTGTGCCACCCAATAAGTGCTTGCCACCTATTGTGTTGTAGCTAGTTTGCAGCCAAGTGCCAGGACTTGAATCTACGAATGTTGTAAAAAAGTCAGGTTCAGCAACGATTACTTGCGTTACTTTACCATCTACTACTTTTGCAAAATGTCCCATAATTAACCTACCATCCAAGTTGTTCCATTGTCATAAACTGGCACAGTAATAGCGCCACCACCAACTACTGCTGTTAAAGCAACAGGCGTTAAAGCATTAGAAACAAATGCCCTTCTTCCTGCTGTTCCTGCTGCTGGTAAAGTTGATACTGTATAAACAGGCATTTTTACCCAACCAGCAAATGTAGAATTTTGGCTTGTATCAATAGTTAATGCAGTTGTAGTGCCATTAGTTTGCACTACCAACTGACCTGATGTATCAGGATTTACGCTAAACGCTGTTCCGCTAGTTGTTCCTGCTGAAATTATGGTACTCATGCTGTGTAGCTTCCTGATGAGGTAAATTTAATTACTGTATTAGAACCACTTGTAGTCACAATTGGACTACCTGTAGTTGTGCCTGAATAATTAGATGTTGGAACAGAAATAATAACTACTCCTGAACCTCCAGCACCACCAGCATAACCAGTTGACCCATTTCCAAAGCCACCACCACCACCACCACCTGTGTTGGCTGTTCCTGCTGTACCTGCTCCTGAATTAGAGCCTGCTCCACCACCGCCATTTCCACCTGCGCCAGCAGTTCCACCAGTATATGTTCCGCCACCACCACCGCCTGCATAAGTTACTGATGAGCCAGTAATTGACGATGCTGTTCCGTTTCCTCCAGCTCCACCAGTAGTGTTTGTTCCATTAGCACCTACAGCACTAGAGCCACCTCCACCACCACCACCATAATTAGGGCTTGAAGAGCTTCCAGTTCCTCCAGAATTTCCTTGGCCGTTAGTTCCTGAGCCACTTGCCGCTTCAGCTCCACCACCGCCTGAACCGCCTGACAAACCAGCGTTTACATATCCTCCCCCTCCGCCACCACCTAAAGAAGAAAAACCAAAAACACTTGAATTTGAACCTGTAACGCCAAAATTTGGCGCAAGTGCTCCAGTTGCTCCAGCTCCACCAGCACCAACAGTAACTGAATAAGTATTTCCTAAAGTTAAAGTATTAGTTCCAGTTAAATATCCGCCTGCTCCGCCTCCACCAGCATCAGAAGAGCCACCACCGCCTCCACCCCCAACAATTAAATAAGATGCTGAATATCCAACAATCATATTTCCAGTAACAGCGGGAATAGTAATAGTATTTGTTCCAGCTACGGCTGGTACTGCTAGAGTAATAGCGCCACTTGTATCACCTGATATAACGACTGAACTCATTAAATTACCACCCATCTTGAGCCTGACGGCACGGTTACAGACTGCCCTGAAGCTACTGTTACAGGGCCTACGGACATTGCATTATAGCCACTTGTAATAGAAAAACTTGCGCCAATCGAGGCGTTTGACTGCAATATGCCATTGCTTGCAGATAAGTTTGGAGCAGTTAATGTTGAGTTAGCATAAGTAAAGCTAGATGAAGCACCAAAAGCACCAGCATTGTTGTATTGCACTTGAGTTGTAGAACCAGCAGGAGTAGCCGCTACTGTTGCCCAAGTACCATCACCACGCAAATAAGTCGCAGAAGATGGAGTTCCTGTAACAATACCCACAGCAGTTGCGGCTACTCC